CCGCACCAGCTATCGACGGTCATCCAGATCGTTGGCACTTTGCTGGCGTGGGCGAGGTGGGCCGTAGCTGTGTCGGAAGAAATAAGGCCGGCAGCAACGTCATACGCTCCGAGCAGATCGAAGAACCTGTGCGCTTTGATTTTTCCAAGGTCGCAGATGTGGAAGTCGCGAGCAAATCTCTGAATCACCGGATACAGTTCCGGCACAAACCCGAATGGCGATGAGATACCTGTAAAGTTATAGAGTAACAGCGGTTTCTTCCGTATCTGCATTGGCCAGATTACATTCAACAAAGCCTGTTCTCGCGCTGGATTTCGACGGTCGAACACTAGCGGCAGACTCAGCATTTCATCGCGTGTGAATCCGCAGCGTTCCCACATGGAGACCATGAAATTCGGCCAGAGCGCCAGGTTCACACCCCAATTATGTCCGAAACAGGTCAGGTTGAATTTGCCACGGTATTCGTCAGGAATCGGACATTTCCCCAACCACCACTGAGGGAGTGTTGCATCATCCGAGAGTGCAGCGGCAATCTGTCTGGCTTTCTCAACACCCTGCCACCAATGCAGATTGTGTGGGATCGGATCACAGTAAGACACGCCTTCGTAAATGCTCGAGTACTCCGTGCTGACTATGATCCGTGGTTTAAGTCCTGTCCGACGATGTATCTCGCGGAAAGCTGGAAGCATGATTATGGTGTCTCCTAGGCGACCAAGTAAAACGAATATTGGGGCGTCGTGACTTTCGAGAAACCAGCAGCCATTCATGCAATCGCCTCTGGTATCCAGCAATTCGGGTCGAGCTTGGCAATCTGATCGGCCTTGGTATTCTTCTTCAAAACATCATTACGAATAAAAATCTTTGCTCTCAACGGGCATTCGCAGGCTTGACACACACCGAGCTTGTCATCGAGCGAGGTGGTCACGTCCATGTCCTTAAGCATTCCCGCGACAAGCATGAGTTCTCGGGCGGCTTCCTTGACGAAATACTTTTTCAATCCCCCAGCAGTATCATTTTTAGGACAGGCGACACAGACCGAGCCGCGACGTTCCGCTTCCTCCTTCGCAACGACCTTGCCTTCTGGCCCGAATAGATCGCGGTAGATCGAAAGGGCGGTCTTAACGTGCGCCGCAGCATTTACGGCGTTTCGGAACATGCCCGTCAGCGTCATTTTTTTTTGAGCATCAGGCTCACCCTCAAGATCAATGAAATTCAAATAGCCAGCGGCCAACATGCGTTTCGAGTTGTACCGATCCACGTCCTCAGCGATGTCGTCAGGATCAAGGCTCCAACCGTTCTTTTCGACGAGTGCCGGGTTGCGCGACCTAAAGTCCAGTTCCTTCCGCACGATTTCAGAGAAACTACCGCTCCAAGGCCGCGCTTGACCGGCCTCCGGGTGGATCATTTGGTAACCTCCTGGCACCCATTTGTCGCGTGATTTTAGCTTCATGCCGCCGCAACAGGTTTTTTGAATTCTGTTCCGTCCAATACAAAATCAATTTCGTTTCCCCACGCATCTTCCAAGAACCAACCTTCACGACGCTCGCCATGCTGTCTTGGAGCGCCGTGTTTTAGTCCGTCTGGAAAAGAGTCAACATGCCAAGGGTCTTTGCCTCTGTGTGAATACGGTCCATAGAAGGGATGCGGTGGTGGTTTCTGGTCTGGTCCAGTTTTCATGGAAGAATTTTAACTTGTCCTTTGAGCAATTCCACCGTGTTTTTGAACGCTTGTTGCAACAGTTCGTCCGACAGCTTCAACTCATAGACGCTCCCACTGCGGCCCATTCCGGCCATAACGCAGTCTGCGATGTGTTCCAGGACATCCAGCAGGTTCACGTCAGGCGGCACGCCGTCCGGTTTGTCGAGGTGATGCCGGTGAATTTTGCGGTGGTTGTCGTACCAGCCAGTTTGCTTGAATCCCGTCACGAAATCTGCGTGGAACCAGTCGATTGCCGTCAGCTTGTCATAGTCGTGCTCGCCGGCAGCTTCAACGATTTTCCCGTTGAAAAACGCCAGCGCCTTCACGATGTCGCCAATATGCTGGCGGCTGGATGCCAGAAGCGTTTCCTTGGTCGTATTGGCGAAATCGCATGTGCGCGTGTCAGCAGTTTGTGATTTATGAATTTCAATCATCAGTTCGTGTGCGTAAGAGTGTATGAGCGTTTCAAACGTTGCGCCTGCAATCGCAGATCGTATTTCCACGCATTGTCTTCTTCTTCTTCACCTTTTCCCGGCAATCTGGCAATCTGAAATCCTCTACGGCGAGCGCCCTCGATGGCAGTCACGAGTCCGTCAGCTAAATCGGGACTTTCGCCAGTCCGCAACTTCATTTCTTCCTTCGTCTCCACCTCGATCTTGGCGTTTTGCACGTAATCCCATTCACGCCGGCACAACTCAGCCGCCACGTCCTGCGGCAACTGGCGCATCTGATCTGAGATAATGACCATGTGAACGGCAAACCAAAGCTCCGTCACGAACCGGCTGTAAAGCTCGTCACACCGTTGAAGTCGGCGTGTCTTCCGGTCCCCGTCCCACATGAACGTGTCATTGGACACAGGCCTTTCAGTGGCACGCCCTCCAAACTCGACCGCCTCAACCTTCGGACTCCAAAGGCGAGAGAACGCTACTGCAAGACTTCCGCGACCGTCGAAAAAAAAGTTCTCAGGCGGCACATTGACGCTCTGCATGTAATCCCGAACGAAATTGGCGATTTGATCCTCTGGCAGAACGAACCTGTTCACCTTCACGGGCACGAGCACGAACGGATGACAAGCGATTACGACATGGCCATTCACGTCTTTACCGAATTCGATGTAGCCAGCAATACACCTGTCACCGCCCATGCCGCCGTAAGCCGCATCACAGAAACCAATCTTGGTTGTTGGTTCACCAAGCCAGTTTACTTCCGTAAAAGCGTGATACGTCTCGCACATGGCCCGTGTGACGACTCTCCGAGCAACTGCGCCTGGTCTAGGTTTCCCGACGCATTGCATGAACCATTGCCACGAATCTTTGCCGTGCGTCCTGCCAACGGCTTCGATCTTCTTGCGACCAATCAGGTATTTGTAGCGAGTCGGTTGGTCGGGCGAATAATCGAAGTTAGGAGAATCCCTACCGTCGAAAGAAACCACGAAAGCGTTATAGAATTTCGAGCGCCACGTTTGGGTTTTGCCGGTGTCATGCCACGAATCCCAGCCTTCAACTGGTTCAGCCGCGCGGCAAAGCGTGTCGTCAAGGTCGAACGGGTTTCCGGCCATGATGCCTTTGAACTCAGGTTTTCCGTACCAGTTGGAATACGAATCCAAGAAGACTGGCTCCATTGATTGCGTTTCGTCCCCACAATGCCCAAGGCGACCTCCTGGCATGGGCTTCACGCCGATCAACGCCCCGAGTCCAACCCAACTGCCTCCTTTTTTGCACGGAACGAACACCAACCCTTTTGTGAGCAACCGACCTTCACTATTGTCTGTGGATGTCGCTTCGGTCGTGATGGCGTGTGAGCTTTCAAGAACTGTTCCTGGCAGACTGCGATGCCGTTCACGAGCGGAATTGAATAGCTCCTTCAACACACCCCATATGCGCAGTTCAGCGCCGCGCAGTTCAGTCGAAGAAATAAGCCATAGGCATTTGTCCGGTCTCGCCCACCAATCCATCAGAACGAACTTCGCCATCGTTCTGGTCTTGCCTGAATCGCTCGACCCCATGAAAACGGTAATCTCGTTCTCAACGATGGCTCTCAAACCAACATCAGACCACCTGTGATGATCGTCATTCGGCCAGAGTATTGTCTGCGCTTCCTTGTAATGATCGAACAGGTTTAGACCGTGTTGTTTTCTCCATTCATCGGTCTGCGAGATGATCTCGAATTCAATGGCTAAAGGTGAAGTGTTCGGAAGCCAAGTCAGTCCGTACTTCGTGAATGGCGGGCGAGTGGCCATTACTTAATCGCTCCACCGATGAGCCTGTAGAAATCCAACAGCGTGTTTTCCTTTTCCTTCTGGGCTTCAAGATACAACTCAGCATCGCGTTTGGTGAATGTCGATGCCCATGCCTTTTCCAAATCCTGAGAGCCGGTGTAAGGATGCTCGACATACTGCGACATGGCTCTCTCGATTTCCTTGGTCGAACGGGTCTTTAGCAGGCTGTCCAGAATCTTCTGTGCGTCCTTGTATTTCCCGATGTTCAGGGCCGTCCGCAGTTTCATGTAAGATGGTTCATCTGTCGGGATGACCTCGGAAATGGGTTTACGCCCTTGGCTGTCCAGCCATTCGTGTGCTTTCCTGGCAACGTCGCCCACAACTGTATCTCGTCGGTTGGCAAATCCCATTGATTGCCCAAGCGATTCCATCAGTGTTCGGTCTGGTTCATTCAGGCCAGAAAGACCTATTGGCTCCCATGCTTGAGCAACGCGCTTGAATTTGTCCTCAAAACTCAGTCTTCTGCCGGTGCGTTCATCACGTCCAAACAGGAAGTCTGTCACCGGCCTCGAGTACGCCGGACTCAAGCGAACGTAAGTGAATTGGCCTGGGTTTTCTGCGGCATGTGCCAAATCGCCAACGACCGACCGCATACCAACCCAATGCCGTTTGCCTTTTGAATCCATCACTTTGACTTCAAAAGCGTGCCGCCAATCGTGCGTTTCAGCGTCACCATGCGTCAACCAATTGCCAACACGCGCCCCGAAATACAAAGCACCGAACATGGTCGCAATGGCGATGCGCTCCTCGTCCCCATATCGGCTGAAGAACTTGGTAGCGAATCGAAGTCGTGCTTCACCGAAATCAGGCGCAAGAAATATCAAGCGCAGCATTCTCTGGAACTGTGGGTCACGCCCCATTTTCCCAAGGAACAGTTGATTCAACTCTCCAAACGCACTGTTAGAGGCGTCTCCGATACGAGCCGCTAAATCATTCTCTGTGATGCGTCCCGCTCGCAATCCTCTGCCTGTTGCGGTAAGTGGTGAACGCGCTCGATTCATCGCGTTTTCGAATGTGTTAAGTTTCAGGCGCGGGATGTACTGATGAAACATGAAGTCTGAGAACGCACCAATGAATCGACCGTAAATCGGAATTTTCTTGAGCAAAGGACTCGTCACGCCTTCTTCAATGATTGACAACTCGGCAGGGCTTGGAGCGAGTTTCAAATGCCCTTTCTCGATGGCGAACCGGGTAGCTGGCGCTTCAAAATCTATCGGTGCCCACTTAAACGGATTGGTCCAGTGAAACGCCGCGTGCGTACCAACATGAACCATGTGAAAAGTCGAAGGCAACAGACCAAGCTTTGCCGCCTTTGCAGTCGATCCAAGAGCCAATGCGCCTTGCATCAACTTGCCGGATGTCAGGCGGGATTTCTCCATGAACCGAGACAGTGTTTCGTGAAACTCAGGATGCACAACCATGTCCCCACGCAACATCACGTTTCTGCCTTCAGGGGTGTTTGTCGTCCATTTCCAGCCTTGCAATGCCGGATGATTGATTGCCATGTAATCTGCAATCTCCCGAGCCTGAGTCTTTGGAGTTACAAGAACCGGACTGTCTGCGGCTTCTCGATCAGGAATTACTGTCCCGCCGCGAACCTCAACAGCCGGTCTGCCATCACTGGCTCTCAGGTCACTTAATGCCTTGATGAATGTCCGACTGGCTATCGCCCGATCCATCGTGAAGTTGTAAAACGGAATGACCTTTGCCGGGTCAAGAATGGGTGTCTTGCCTTCCAGAATGCCTTCAATGAGTGATGGGAGTTTGCGTTGACGCGCGAACTGGAAATAGGTGTTCACCCGACCTGTTGCGATGGCTCCACGCAGCGAATCCGGCATGTTGGATTCTTTCTTCCAGATATGCGT